TCTCTCTCAAGTCTAAAACGGGCTTTCAGAGGGAAGAGATTGGCTTTTTACAACTATTGCTCTGCTAATCCAAGTCTCGTCAATGATGTGAATAAATACTACGAAACCCACACGCAAGAAGAAACAGCTAAGCATTTTAATTTACGCAGAAAACAAGTCGATCACATTGTCTACCGTTACAACCTCCACGAACCAAAACAAATACGGTGGACCGATAAACAAATAATAGAATTGGCTCAATTTGCAGGCCTCATCAATACGAACAGGCAAGCTAAATATTTCAATAGGCCGGGCGCTCATGCCGGTTCCATTAAGTCCGCGTGGTCAAAGAAGTTTAAGATCATGGGCGGCTCCATTAATGGAATGTCTAATTGGCTAGCCCGAGAAATTGTTACCGATGAATGTCCTAGAATTAAAACAGAGTTTTACGAAGGCCGAAAAAAAGGCACTTATTATTCCCGCAACCTTTGCCTGTGGGTTGACATGGAAAAGCATTTAAAAAAGGGAAATCCCCGATTTATTAAACAAGCTGTCGTTCAAATGGCTAAGTTTCAAAGATGGCTTTTTAAGACAAAGACGCCAAAAAATAAAATAATGAGGATAATTAACAACTGATTACGCCAGGTCTTAATATTGTCGAAAAGGATGCAATGAAGAAATTGAAAAGGAAAGCAAATGAATAGATTAGAGAATATCGTTAGCGGTTTTTTGTTCGGCGTGGGCCTCATCTTAGCAAGCGAAGCCATGAGAGTGGTATTTCATTTCTCGATGTGCCGATGAAGAACATTTATGAGTTAAAATTGCATGAAATATTAGTCATTGAAGACAAATATTTACTCACGACAGTTTTAAAAGTTCCAGGCGGTTGGATTTATCGGTCTTATGACAAAGAGAATAAAATTCTCGGCTCAGTTTTTGTTCCGTTTAACACCGAATGGTTTAACGAAGGTCTTAAGCCTGAATGAAAAAGTTTGATGCTTTGATTCATCACTGTGGATATGGGGTTAGGTGTTCAATGAAGGACTGCGATGGAATTATATTTGCTGATACAGAAGATTGGAAACAGCCGCTTTGTTATGAATGTTGGTTAGATATGGGAGAGCCGGAAAGCGACCCTTTTGCAAAGGGCGAGAAGTGAAAGATAAGATTTACGGTCAGTTTGTAGATATAGAGAGAAGGCTGTTTGATGCAATTGATGTATTAAAAGAAATAAGTAACGGTGAGCATTGTTTAGAAGGTGTAGAGAAAATTGGAATGATGCCGCCTTTCAACTTTGACGAGTTTATTAAAGACCGTAACCATCATGGTATTGAACAAGCAAATGGTTATGAGTGGGAAAGTGAAACAGATTCGGAGCCTGAGGGAAAATGAAATGCGATGAATGCGGTAAACAGATAACCAGTGATAGTGAATATGAAGAATACCATATTCAGTGCCGGGCCTGTTTTGACAAGTGTCACTCTCTTATTAGTTATCCCGGAGATGGTACTGATAAAGTAGAGTGGATTGGGTACAAGAAGTTTGAGATAGAAGAATCATTACTTGAAGCTCTTAACACAGGTCCTAAACCAGGGTCACAAGAATGAAGTGTGAGCATAAAAACTGCCAGGGCAGCACTAATCATCCCACAGTGTTATGTATGGACTGCGGCGCAAAAGGGCGAGTTTCAGTTACTATAATTTGGGAAGAATATGCGCCAGACGTAACAGGTATAGAACCAGAGGAAAAGAAGTGAGAGAGCCAAATCCAGGTGTAATACTTTTGATATTTATTGCTGGGATGATTTTTTGGGCCTTAGTTTTTAAATTCTTTGTTTTGAAACAGGTGTAAAGCCTTTATAAATAGGCATTATAAACGTTGATAAATGACTTTATAAAGTTTGGTCCGTACTTGAGCCTATAAAATGGCGAGCGGTGTAAATAGGACTGAGTGCACGTTAGCTATCCCTAGCAGGCACGACTTAGCGAAGCAACTATCTTGGAGTAGGGCGGAGTTAGGCAAAGCGGATAGCACTATTTATACCCACGGACCTTTTATTACAGGATTGAAACCAGATGCTTACGATGGATGAAATTGAAGACTCTCACAATAACAAGAAAACGTATCCTGATGCGGATCATGTTGAATGGCTCATCAACCGAGTCAAGGTCCTCACTGAGGCTTTGGAGAAAATAGCTAGGGTTAAAACCGTTGGTTACACCGAAGCTCGAAAGGCCAGGAAGACTGCTCAAGATGCTCTTATTGAAATAGCTGAGATCGGACTTGGTTCAAAATAAAGGAATTTGGGGGGATGTTAAATGGCCTGGATTTATTTAGCGGAATCGGAGGAATCACAATTGCCCTCAAAGAATGGGTTAGGCCTATCGCCTATTGTGAAGTCGACAGATATGCCCAATCTGTTCTTCTGTCCCGTATGTTTGACGGAGACATTCCTAGAGCACCAATCTGGGACGACGTTACATCGCTTAAAGGGACCATGTTACCAGAAATCGATATTATCTACGGGGGATTCCCCTGCCAAGACCTTAGTGTTGCAGGACATGGAAAGGGCTTGGAAGGAAAGCGAAGCGGACTTTTCTTTGAAATCGTGCGATTGGCAAGTGAAATTCGACCGAGATACATTTTCTTGGAGAACGTCCCAGCTATCTCTGTTCGGGGGCTTGATAGAGTTTTGTTGGAGCTCACTGCGCTCGGGTATGATTCTCGGTGGACTATTATATCAGCCTCAGAAGTTGGAGCCCCGCACATACGAGAAAGATGGTTCTTATTGGCCCACTCCAATGACTCACGATTCGAGGGGCGGACGAGACCTAACAAATCGGACATCCAAACGAAAGAGCCTAGATCTTTGCGATGCAGTGAGAATATGGCCGACTCCAGTAGCGGACGATACGAGCCACAGAAAAACAAAATATCAACAAGGCGGCACAGCCCTTTCAACCGCAGTTGGTGGGCAATTGAACCCGACGTGGGTAGAATGGCTAATGGGATACAATGCCGAGTGGACCGTCTTAGAGGATTGGGCAATGCAGTTGTACCGGCCCAAGCAAGAGAAGCGTTTGAGCGTTTAATGGGGATTAACACAGGTTATCCACCTGGCTCGGAGGATAAGTGACACCACAAGAGAAGCTGAAGGAGATTAAAGATAGGAATGATCCATATGGAGGATTTTTATGCTACGTCAGTTCACTAAACTATAGTGATGCTAACTGGTTAGTAGCCCGAGTGGAGCAGCTTGAGGTGGTGTTACGCGATATTGAAAAAAATGTTAACACAGAACCACTTTCTTCTATACAGGCAGAGGAAGCCCTTAACACAGGTCCTAAACCAGGGGCACAAGAATGACCTTTTTCTTTATCTGGCTCTGTCTTTGGCAAGTATACATTCTTGTTCAATGGTATTTGAACCTTAAGTGGCACCATAGTTTGGTACATTGGCAAAAGATTCTCACTGAATACAGCCACGCTTTAAGCGATGAATCAGGTATAGAACCAGATGAAAAATGAACTATTAAGGAGATAAAATGGATTTAAATGAGTTAACACTAGGTCAATTAAAAGAAATTCAAGGCATGTGTGCAGTTAAAGGCACATCAGAAGGCCCCTACAAAGTCGGGAAAAACTACTTCTTGAGAACGGTAACTCATTATTATACCGGAAAATTAAAGGCTATTTATCCCGATTGTTTTGTTTTCGAGGAGGCTGCTTGGATTGCCGATACGGGCCGGTTTTTTGATTTTCTTCGGGATGGCAAAGTCAATGAAGTTGAGCCTTTTGTTTCAGACATTATCGTCCCAAAAGGATCTTTAGTGGATATGACTGAATGGACCCACAAATTATTCAAGGATCAGAAATGATCCAGACCTATAAAAGATTAGGTTATGAAAATAGCTGGAGCTGGAGCTGGAGCAGGAGCAGGAGCTGGAGCAGGAGCGGGAGCTGGAGCAGTAGCTGGAGCGGGAGCTGGAGCAGTAGCTGGAGCGGGAGCGGGAGCGGGAGCAGGAGCTGGAGCAGGAACGGGAGCGGGAGCGGGAGCAGGAGCAGGAGCAGGAGCTGGAGCAGGAGCGGGAGCGGGAGCGGGAGCAGGAGCAGGAGCGGGAGCGGGAGCAGTTTATGATTAACACTGGTTTATAGCCTGAATGAAAGCTGAATCACTTTACGAAGACATTGAAGGCGATGAACCACTACTTGAAGCCGCCGAAGGATATGCAGAAGAATTTATGGAAGATTACTCTGATCCTAACGGAGCCAAGGCTATTTTAGAAGCGGCGTTTTTAGATGGCGCCAGATGGTTTAAGAAAAACAGATCACAGCAGGCTTAGCACCAGATGAAAATGCGTTGGAAGATAATGGTTTTTAGAATGCCCGAATATGCCCAAAACGAATTGGAGTTTAGGGAAAGCAATAATAACAATTCCGAGACAAGGGGTTGGGAAATTAAAGATATTTACCAATACGAAGACCGAACCATATTCATAATGTTTAAAAAGGGGTAATAAGTGGCAGAAGATAGATTTATCCGAGAATTCGGATCCCAAACAGCGCTTAAGCTTAGTAAAAAGAATTTAACCAAAGCTGTTAAGATTCTTTTTGACCGAGTTGTAATCAAAATGGATCAAGAAGCTGATCGAACCAAAGGCGGAATCATTATTCCCGAAAAATATCGAGAGAGAACTCAACTCGGCAAAGTCATTGCTATGGGTGACGGTAAAGAGCATGACTCAACTAAGACCAAACCCATGTCAGTGAAGGTTGGTGACGTTGTGATATTCAGTAAACACGATGGTATGGACTTCGCCCTTGACGGTGAAAATCATACTGTAATTAATGAACGAAACATTTTGGCGGTGGTGACATGAAAGTTTACGTTTGCAGGCGCGATCACGGTTACATGAAAAAAGGAATGCTCTTTGCCTTTGATGAAGAGCCAGATCTGCATTACTGGGAAGAGTTCTCGCTCGATTTAAAACGCTAAGTTGTCTTAAACCTTCGGGGGAAGGTTATGCAAACTTTGGGGTGGTGGATTGCGTACTCAATTCTTGTTCTGTGTGCCTCCGCCTTTTTTCGGGCGGCTAAAAACACCAGACCAAGATCCATGAATTGTCAAAAACTTGAGGAAAAGAAGTTTAAAGACGATTAAATGGTAGTACGGTGGGGGTACATCGTGGGGGAATTTGTGAAAGATTGCGTAGTGTCAAATGGCCAATGAAGGTCTAACCGACCAACAAAGGCTTTTCTGTCTGGAATATCTTAAGGACCATAACGGCAAACAAGCTGCCATTCGCGCAGGATATTCAGAAAAAACAGCAGAAGTCCAGGCCTCGCGCCTGTTAAGTAATGTTAAGGTATCTGCCTTCATCCAAGAGAAACAATCCAAGGTTGAAAAGAAGCTTGAGCTCTCAGCAGAGAAGATACTAAGAGACATTGAAGAAACCCGTATTCGCTGCATGCAGGGCGAGCCCGTTTTAGATTCAGAAGGCAATCCGACAGGAGAGTGGACTTTTCAAGCAAGTGCGGCGCTCAAGGCCTCTGAGCTCCAAGGGAAATATAAAAAACTCTGGACCGATAAAATCGAACACTCAGGTCAGCCCTACGATGGTTGGACTAAAGATCAACTTAAAGCCCGCTTAAAAGATCTTAGAAAGAAATTCAAGTGAACTGGAAATGTATCAAGTGCGGGTTTCAAAATTCGGTTAAAAAAATCAGATGTCAAAAATGCGGGTTCATAAAGTATAGCGATGATACAACCGGAACGCATTGACCATAACGGGGGAGTTGTGAAGTGTCCAAGTTGTAAGAAGCATAAAAAAGAAGTTGAGAGAATCGAGGGCATGGGAAAGACTTGGTGCTATGATTGTCAACTCATTCAAATAAAGGGCGATGTTGATTTGGGAAAAGAGCATCCAAGAATTATTGAAGAGTTTAAACAAAAATATGGGATCGAATGAAACCAGAAGAAGCTTGGGTTGATGAGGATCTAAAGAGAATTTCAAAAGAGCGCGGAGTTATCGCAACTCGTGAGGCTTGGATTGCGGGTTTTGAGTTTGCCGTAAAAGAGATAAGAAAAATTGTCTTAGCTGAAGTTAGAGCAACAAGAGACTTAAGCACGGAGCACTTAAATGGATAATAAAGTTAAACCCAAAGTAAGCGTTGATAATACCGATCATGGCATTGTGAATGATCCTTCTAGTAGTAAAGATGGCTACATTGCCTTTGATTTCTCTGGCACGCTTGCAAAGCATAAGAAGCAAACCACAGACAAGTTTCAACCAGGCGAACCTGTCCCCAATATGATTGCAATCGCTAAAGGGTTTTTGGCTAAAGGTTATAAGATAAAGATTTTAACCGTTCACGCAAAACATCCTGAGGCTGTAAAGACCATTCAAGATTGGTGTGTGAAGAACCTCGGTCAAAAAGTTGACGAAGTGACCAATATTAAAAAAAAGGGAATGATTCAGTTTTGGGATGATAGAGCCATACGTGTTGTTAGGGATCAAGGCTTGCCAGCTCACGAGATTGACACGGCAATGAAGGATCTAACTATGGATAAGAAAAACATATGAAGAAACTTCTTATTTCAACTCCCGTGTTTGACAGCCGAGTTTGCGCAGCTTATCTAACTAGCCTTGTCGGATCCATTCAGTATCTGATTTCTGAGCAATGGGAGTTTACTCTATTTACCGAAGCTCGTGGCTTTGTCTCGCAAGCTAGAAATAGGGCCGCAGAGTTTGCCATTAAGGGAAAATATGACAAGCTTCTCTTTATTGACGCTGATATCGCATGGGAGCCAACGCAGATCATAAGGCTTTTAAGATCAGACAAACTTGTAGTAGGTGGCGCATATCCTTTTAGAACTTTCCCGATTAAATTAAATCTAATTCCTCCCCAAGGAACCGGAATGGTTGACTTTAAGGAATACTGTGAAAAGAACTGCGATCAACAAGGTAACGTTGAGATGTACCGGGTCCCAACAGGTTTTCTTATGTGTGACGTTAAGATCTTTGAAAAGATTGCGCCACTCGCAAAAACGTATCACACGCGTGATCCCATTCTAAATATCAGGGAAGATGAGAGAAACTTCTTTCCTGCTGACATAACTGAAGCTGGAATCTTGCATAGCGAGGACTGGGGCTTTTGTGATCTGGTGCAAAGAGCTGGTGAAAAGGTTTACTTTAACGCCTACTGCGTTGTTGATCATATTGGGTCTCATAGGTTTTCAGCCGTAACGCCTACTGATGAAAGCTACAACAGGGTTACATATCCTGAAGCCAAAGCACTTGCCCCAAACCCTTTTAGTAAGTGGCCGGTGAACCTGTCTTGTTTTTGTGGATCTGGAATGAAGTTTAAGAAGTGTTGTGAACCAAAGATGCCAAGCCAAGTCCCTGTTAAAGATGCTGAGATCTTAAAAGCAGACTTTGAAAAGCAACTTCAACATGTTCAAGGTATTCACGACCGAGGCAATATCTTTAAGAAGCAAGGAACGATCTTTAAGGACTTAAAACAGGAGCCCGGAACACTCGAATGAAACTTATGGTCGCAACGCTTGTCCTGGTTCTTTTTACTCTAATGACATTTCAGCATTTTGTGATGTTTCGTCAGCTTGATAAAATCCAAGAGCTCCTTGAAATTGGGGTTTGCGATTGAATGAAAGCGAAATGCTTGAAGAGATTTTGATTCTAGAAAAGCTTGATAAGCTTAATAAGACAAATAAAATTCTTGATTACTATCCAGATAAGGGGCCCTTAAGACGTGACCTTTACTCAAAGCATACTAAATTCTTTGCTGCTGGCTCTACTTTTACAGAGCGCCTCATGCTCGCCGCAAATCGCGTGGGCAAGACCGAAGGTGTTGGAGCTTTCGAGGTTACACTCCACCTAACTGGCATTTATCCAAAGTGGTGGAAAGGTCGAAGGTTTGATAAACCCGTAGACGGTTGGGCCGCGGGCGACACTTCAGAAACTGTTCGAGATATTTTACAGAGTAAACTTCTTGGCAAACTTGATGAAATAGGCACTGGGATGATTCCGGCTGATCTTATTCATGATTATACAAGAAGGACCGGCCGGGCTGAATGTGTCGATACGATCTATGTAAAGCATAAGTCTGGAGGAATCAGTAGCGTTGGGCTTAAATCCTATGACCAAGACAGGAAGGCATTTCAAGGAACTAAAAAAGACTTTGTATGGCTTGATGAAGAGCCGCCACTAGATATTTATACCGAATGTTTAATAAGAACCATGGACACATCTGGTGGGGACGACAACGGATTGATGCTTTTAACCTTCACACCACTTCTGGGTTTGAGTGAAACCGTTATGGCATTTTTGCCTAACGGACAAATCAAAGACAGGAGCGAGGGTTCAAAGTTCGTAGTAATGGCTTCATGGGACGATGCCCCCCACCTTTCAAAGCAAGCTAAAGAACTTCTCTGGAGCTCCATTCCTCCATTTCAACGAGACGCAAGAGCCAAAGGAGTTCCACAGTTAGGCGCCGGAGCTATTTATCCTGTGCCAGAATCTGACTTTGTTGTAGATGATTTTAAACTCCGAGATGATATGCCACGTCTTTATGGAATGGATGTTGGCTGGAATAGAACAGCAGTTCCTTGGGGCGCTTGGGATAGACAGTCAGATATTATTTATTTATACAGTGAATACTATAGGGGCGAAGCAGAACCTGTGATCCACGCTGAGGCTATAAAGTCTAGAGGTGATTGGATCCCTGGAGTTATTGACCCGGCATCTAGAGGTCGGGCTCAAAAAGACGGGGCTCAACTTTTTCAAATGTATACAGACCTTGGGCTAAAACTTCAGTATGCCAACAACGGTGTAGAAACTGGAATCTATGAGGTCTGGCAAAGGTTATCGACTGGCAGACTTAAAGTCTTTCGAAGTTTATCCAACTGGCTTTATGAGTTTAGGCTTTATCGGCGTGATGAAAAGGGCCGCATCGTTAAACAAAACGATCACTTGATGGATGCGACAAGATACTTAATCATGGGCCTAGAATACGCGAAGGCCAAAGCTTTGCCGAAAGAAGAAAAGCAGAAGTATGCAAACTCAGGCGGTGGTAACTCATGGATGGGTTAATTTCAGGTCATTGGCCTTGTTTATTTTAATTGATAAGTTTACGATACTATGGATAGTTTAACAGCATAACCCCCTCCATTGAAATTTAGAAAAAAGTTTACGGGGAAATCTTTGGCTTTCGACGATACAACTCAACAGCAGTCCTACGATGTCCCGGTCGATACCTATGATGCCAAAAAAGCTCAAGATCCCGATGATGATCAAGCCCTAATAGGCCTAGCTAAGAAGCGCTTTCAAAATAGCGTTGAGGCCGAATCTGAGTGCCGAAAAAATGAGCTCGACGATATCAAGTTCATGGCGGGCGATCAGTGGCCTATGGATATCAGGCACGCAAGGCAAGAAGATCAAAGACCTTGTTTGACTGTCAACATGCTCCCAAAGTTTGTTCACCAGATCACAAATGAGCAACGTCAAAATAGACCAGGCATCAAAGTCAATCCTGCAGACAACCGGGGCGATAAAGAAACAGCCAAGGTTCTCGAAGGATTAATTAGGCATATTGAATATAACTCACATGCTGACTTTGCTTACGATAGAGCACTCGAAGGCGCAGCGACTTCAGGCCGTGGATATTTCAGGGTAATGACTCAATACTCTGATCCCATCTCTTTTCAACAAGAAATTATCATCAGTTCTATCAGAGATTCAATGTCAGTTTACCTTGATCCCTTTTATCAAGAGCCTGATGGCTCTGATGCTCAGTATGGTTTTATCTTTGCTGAGACTTCAAAAGACGAATTCAGGAGCCAATATCCAGATGCAAAACTTTCTCTTATGGCTGATTGGACTTCGATTGGTGACGGCAATGGCCTATTCATCAAGAAGGATTCAGTAAGGGTTGCAGAATATTATTACAAGGTATGGGAAAAGGCAACGATATGCCTCTTAAGTAATCAAAAGACAATTCAAAAGAAAGATTTGCCAAAGACTTTACCCGATGACGTCAGAGTTGTTTCAGAGCGCGAGACAATTATTCCAAAGATTAAATGGGCAAAGATCACAGGCATGGAAGTTCTTGATCGGGCCGAAGTTCTAGGCCATTGGGTTCCTATCATTCCAGTTCTTGGAAATGATATGATCGTTGATGGTAAGCGCGTTGTCTCGGGTCTTATCAGAGACGCAAAAGATTCACAGCGCATGTATAACTACTGGGCTTCAGCTCAGACTGAAATGGTTGCCCTTGCTCCAAAATCCCCCTTCATCGTAGCTGAAGGTCAAATCGAAGATTACGAACAAATTTGGAAAACTTCGAACACTAAAAACCATGCGTATATGCCGTATAAACCGACATCCATTGCAGGCGTTCAAGTTCCTCCTCCGCAAAGAACTCAGTTTGAACCGCAGATTCAGTCGATCACCATGTCTCGCCAGCAGTCAGCTCAAGAACTTAAAGACATTACGGGGATGTATGATGCAAATATCGGCAATCGTTCGTCGAATGCAAACACTGGTGTTGCAATTCAAAGACAAATTTCCCAGGGTCAAACGACTAATTTCCATTATATCGACAACCTCGGTCGGTCCTTAAGACATTTAGGGCGAATTCTTATTAATTGGATTCCTGCAGTCTATAAGGCTCAACAAGCTGCAAGAATTATTGGTGATGATGGCGAAGTGAAGTTTGTCGATATCAACCGAGTCATCGATGGTTATGGAACAGGCATCAAAGCGCACTTCTTAGATGAAGGTCGCTATGATTGCACAGTCTCTGTAGGCCCAAGCTATCAGACAAGACGCACTGAAGCTGTAGCTTCAATGCTTGATCTCGCTAGATCCATGCCCCAAGCCATGGGCGGCTCACTAGACATTTTAGTAGGCAATATGGATTGGCCGGGGGCTCAACAAATTGCCGATCGAATTAAAAGAGGGCTTCCCCCACAACTCACTCAAGAAGGCCCACCACAGTTTGACGGTTTACCTCCAAATATCAAAACACTTCTCGGGCAACAACAAGCAACCTTGGCTCAGCAATCACAAATTATTTCTCAGCTATCAACAGCCATGCAGCAAAAGAAACTAGAGCTCGATTCCAAAGAACGAATCGAAACCATGAAGCAAAGAACCGACCTCACCATTGAATACCTAAGAGCCCGTGGAAAAGCAGCAGAGACTGTCTTTGAAGCAGAGATCGGCATGATTGATCGAAGGCTCAACATGGTCGGAGAAAATGAACCTATTGGAGCGCAGTTTGGATTAGCAGGGCAACCTGGAATGCCACAAGGAGGGCCTCAACAAATGGCTCCTCCCCAAGGTCCTCCTGGAATGCCCCCACAATCTGGAATGCCTCCCCAAATGCCAAATATGCCTACTGGCGGGCAACCATCACCAGGTCAATCCATGGGAGGACAGTAAACCATGCTCGAAGGCGAATCTTTAGAAGTAACCGAATCTAGTTCTGGGAGTAATCCTGTTGAGTCAGATGCGGGTCCGCAATCTACCATTGAGGTAGAGAGTAACGAAAAACCTTCAGGAGATGAAGGTAAGAAGAAAAAAGGCGGCTTTCAAAAGCGAATTGAAAAGCAGATCAAAAAAATTGGTAAACTTGCAGCCGAAAGAGATCTTCTAGCCCAACAGTTAGAAGAATTCAAACGCGGTGGTCAAGCTTCTGCTCAACAACAAGCAATAGTGCCTGTACAAGAACTTCAAAAACCAAACCCAGATAATTTTGAAACTCTTCAAGAATATAATGACGCCTATGCTGACTGGAAATGGGAAGTCAAAGAACGTGAACGAACCGTCAAAGCTCAGCAAGAAGAAGCCAAAAGAGCAGCTCAAACGCAATTAAGTAAACATCAACAGCGCTTAGAAGAATATAAGAAAAATAATTCTGGTGTTGCAAAAGATCTGTCCAAGTTTGAACAGATGCAACATGCCGCTGCTGCTATTGATTTTATTGTGGAGTCTGATCATGGCCCTGAAATCATGGCAGAACTCGCGAGAGTTCCTGACGAATATGAGAAAATCAGGAAAATGTCATATTCTAGAGCGACAAAAGAAATGGCTAAGTTTGAACTGAAGTTTGAAGTAAAACCGCCTGAAAATAATCTTAATCAATCTCCTGATGTTTTGAAAAACCCCAAGCCCATCAACCCTATTAGGTCTCAAGGATCTACCTCCACGAAATCCGTGTACGAGGCAGATGACTACGAAACCTATACGAGGCTTCGGGATGAACAATTTAAAAACTCACTAAGGAGATAAAAGATGAGTAATAATTTATTAACAATCTCGATGATTTCTATGGAATCGTTGAGAATTCTTTCTAACGTACTTGGCTTTGCCAAATACGTTAACCGTCAATATGACAACACGTTTGCAAATACCGGAGCTAAAATTGGTTCCGTTATAAATATTCGTAAACCTGTTCGTTATGTTCCTACCACTGGCCCCGCGCTGCAGCTTCAAGACATTAACGATCAATACTGTGGGTTAACACTGAGCACTCAAGCGCATGTTGACTTTCAGTTCAACTCAAAAGATATGACATTAAGTGTTGACGCTTTTGCTGATCGTTATTTGAAAACTGCAATCAACGCTCTTGCCAACAAAGTTGACTATGATGGTTTAACCCAAGTTAACACAAACGTAGCTCAAGCAGTTGGAACACCTGGAACAACCCCCAACACGGCGCTTGTTGTGTTGCAAGCTAACCAAAAACTCAGTGAAGCCGCTGCTCCATTTGATGGCATGAGATACCTAGCCGTTAACCCTGCTGCTGAAGCCAGCATTGTTGATGCTCTAAAGGGTCTTTTCCAAAAAGGTGATTCAATCGCTAGTCAATATGAAAAAGCTTTGATGGGCGTTGGATTAGGTTTCAACTGGACAGTTGATCAGAACATCCAATCCCACACAGTTGGTGCTTGGGTTGGTTCTGGACAATCAAACGGTGCAAACCAAACTGGTTCAAGCATCGTAACATCCGGTTGGACAGGCTCTGTTACAAACTTACTCCTTGCAGGCGATATCATCACCTTCGCAGGTGTTTATGCTTGTAACCCAGTATCTTTTGGATCCACTGGCGCATTGAAACAGTTCGTTGTGACAAGCAACGTAACTTCATCTTCAGGCGCTGCTACCATCCCAGTCTTCCCAAGCGTTGTTGCATCAGGACCTTATTGCAATATCGTTTCAAGCGCTGGTGGTAACGGATCCTTAAGCGGTATCCCAACTTCTTCTGCAATCACGGTATTGGGCGCAGCAAACGCTGTTACTCCCAACAACATCGCCTATCACAGAGATGCATTCGTTCTCGGTATGGCTGATCTTGATATGCCCGGAGGCGTTGAAATGGCAGCTCGTGCCAAAGACAACCAAGTCGGAATGGCACTGAGAGTTGTTAGAGCTTACGACATCGTAAATGATCAACATCCGTGCCGTCTTGATATTCTGTACGGTTGGCAGAGTGTTTACCCTGAGCTCGCTTGCAGACTCCAAGGGTAATTAGCTTGTCGGGCATAGAGCTAGGTGACGGGTCCTCCGATTTGTCATCTGGCTCTGGCCCGACATTATTAAAAATGAATTCAAACTTTTAAGGAGATAAATATGGGCGTACCAAATACTGAAACCTCTACAAACCAAGACGGAAACCCGCAATATGCCACTGGCCAAAGCGTTGATGGTTTTGTCTTGGGTCGTAATGCCGCCGATTATATCGGCTTTTACGGCAAAACACCGATTAACCAGCCTTCAAGTCCTTCTGGCTATTCGACAACTGTTACTGCTGGATCCACCAACACAATTTATACGAATACCACTTTTAGTGGCGGTATTGGATCAACGGCATACACGCTTGGCGATATCGTCATCGCTTTAAAGAACTTAGGGCTTATCGCTTCATAATGAATTTTTCGGTAGCTGCCCCTGATTATGATCGGAACCATGACTCTGTCATTTTCAGGGGCGGCTATATTTTCCAGAATAGAAAGAAACTTGATGCCATTGCCTCTCATCCTATCGCTTGTGGTCATCATTCTAGCTCAAATATTTATGGCGCGAGCCAGATCTTAAAAAAGGAGATTTCATGAGTTACCCAAGAGTTGTTTATCACAAAGACTATCCCTTCGGCGCAAGTGACCACGATCGTGAGGCTGAAGCAAAACGAGAAAAGTTAGCTAAGATTGTAAAGTCTGAAGAAGAGTTTAAATCTCTTGGTAAAGACTGGCACTGGTCTGAAAAACATCCAAATCACCCGAGTGCTTCTCAAGTAAGTGAGCCCGCTGAAGAGACTTCTGAAGTTAAGAAGAAAAAGAGTAAGTAAGTGGTCGCAAACGATATTATTAATGGAGCTCTAAGGCTTATTGGCGTCTTGGCGGCAAACGAACAGCCGTCCTATCAAGAGTCAAATAATGCCTTAGTCTCTTTAAATAATATGTTAGACGCTTGGTCAGCCCAAAAGCTTACAGCCTATCAAAGGGTTGCTGAGACTTTTGCTTTTGTAGCGGGTCAACAAAGCTATCAAATGGGTTTAAGCGGAACTCCTGATTGGAGTACAGCAAGGCCAAGTGAAATTGAAAACATGGTTTGGCAGCAAATTCAAGGTTCCACAACCTTTCAATTTCAAATTCAAATCATAAACCAAGATCAATGGGCAGCGCTCACAGTTCCAACAGTGACAAGTAACATTTCAACTAAGTGCTGGCCAAACTATACCTATCCAAATCTAACACTTAATTTTTGGCCTATTCCAAGTGCTGCATACAACATCTATATGATTTCTTGGAAGCCATTGAGTTCTTTTACGACACTTCAAACCGCTGTGAGCCTACCGCCAGCGTACACCAAAGCCATCATTTGGAACTTGGCTGTAGATCTAACTCCTGAATATGGAAAGCCTCAAAGGACTGACATCATACAAATGGCAACCAATCTCCATGCACAATTAAAGAGAGTTAATCAAAAACCAGTTCTTCTCGGACAAGATTCTGGCGTTATTTCTAAAAAACCTGGCTTCAACTGGATAACTGGAGAGTAATTGGCACGCGTTAGGTTTAAGGGATTTGTAGGCCCGACATATAACCTTAACTCGGTCTCTTATGACTGTCAGCGCTGCATTAACATGTTTCCTGAAAAAGATGAAATGGGATCTGGAAAAGACAACGAGCAGTATCGCCTTGTCTCAACTCCAGGCCTAACGCTCCTTCAAACGATTGGCGCTGGACCCATCAGGGGACTTTATTACACGTCTACCGGAGTTTTATTTGCGGTCAGTGGTTCGAATGTTTATTTATTAAACTCAGCGTTTCAAGCAACACTTATCGGCACACTTCTCACTTCTTCAGGCCAAGTTGGAATGGCAGACAATGGCATTCAGCTTGTGATTGTTGACGGTCCCAATGGATATTACACAACCCTTGCAACCCCTAGCTCTGTTACACAGATTGTTAATTCAAGCTGGCTTGGAAGTCAGACTGTTACTTTTATTGACGGATACTTCGTTTTTGTTGTTCCAAATTCTAACGAGTTTTATCTCTCAGACCTAAATGCTGTGACATTTAATAATCCAGCACTTACAGCGAAGAACGGTTTGCCTGACAACATCGTTGTAGCCATAAACTTAAACCGTAACGTGTGGCTCCTTGGCTCTCAGACTTCAGAAATTTGGTACGACGCAGGGAATGCTTTAAACCCGCTTCAATATATTCAAGGGACACTCATGCAGTATGGGTGTTGTGCGGTTTACTCAACTGCGGTTGTTGGAAACACTTTGTTTTGGTTAGGGCAAGATCGAAACGGTGCAGGCATTGTCTACATGGCAAACGGTTATGCGCCTCAAAGAGTTAGCAATCACGCTGTAGAGCAGGCTATCCAAGGCTATTCATCTTTTACAGATGCTGTGGCTTGGTCTTATCAAGAAAATGGTCATCAATTTTATGTGCTCAATTTCCCAACTGGCAACGCCACATGGGTTTTTGATATCGCCACAAACATGTGGCACGAAAGGGCTTACCTAAGCTCAGGAAGTTACACAAGGATTCTCTCTGGTACTTACGCTTTTGCTTACGGGCTCCATTTAACTGGCGACTACACAAACGGAAATATCTACCTTCAGAGCTCTATTGTTTATTCAGACAATGGAAACGCCATCAAAAGAACAAGAATTTCGCCCCACATCTCAGACAACATGGTGAGAATTTCTTTTAAAAGCTTTCAACTAGACATGGAACCGGGTCAAGGTCTTGACGGTTCATCTCAAGGCTCAAATCCACTTGCAATGCTTTCTTGGTCTGATGATGGGGGAAATAGCTACTCTGATGAAATGACAGCTTCCCTCGGAAAAGACGGGGTGACTCAAGCAAGGTGTCTTTTTCGAAGGCTTGGTTATTCAAGAAATAGGGTCTTTAAAGTTTCTATCTCAGATCCTGTGCCAGTGAAAATAAATGGGGCAACGCTTGAACTAGAGGAGCACGAAAGTTGAGTAATTCAGTCCAGTACAACCAAGGGAAGCATAATAATCTTGGTGTTCCACCAATGACAACAGCCCTCGTGGACCAAAACAACATGATGACCTCATCTTGGTATAAATTCTTTATCGTTGTTTATTCTCGAATCATGCAAGACACGTTTGCACAAAATCTTCAAATATTTGGGCCTAGATTATGATTCAGGCAATCCCTTCAGTTCTAATTGCAAACCAAGTTGTCCCAAACACACAGACGACTCTTTACACAAGCCCAACTGGAACCACAACTATTGTTGACTCACTTGTGGTTTGCAACACTTCCGTCTCGGCGATTACGATAACAATAAACGTTGTTCCTGCAGGAGGCACAGCCTCAACTAGCAACATTTTAATAAAAGCCGCTTCCGTATCTGGCGGACAAACAGAACAAATTATTGCTCTAGAATCAACGGCTAATATTGCCCCTATAATTTTAGGGCCCCTAGATTTTATAAGCGTCATAGCAAGTGCGGCCACGGGCCTTAATATTTTATGCGGCGGGAGGCAGTGCTCATGAACGGGCATTTGATAAAGCTTCTCAAAACTAATATTAACGTGACTCCACTTCTTAATCGAATTGCGGCCGAGCCCGAGCTTTGGAAAGAGAACACTTGGCGACAAGATTATGTGGTCAAACTTGATAGGCCTATTTCGCCTCAAGAAGACACAGAGGCCATCATGTTTCGATGGGCCCCTGAAAATACCATTGAATCGGTAAGGGATAGTTTAAAAATTCAGGATCATCTAAATCTTTTCAAAATAAAAGAAGTTCAAGTTTTAATCGACGAATGCGTTAAGGCTTGCGAAGGAGTCGAACTTGGAAGGGCCTTCTTGGCAAAACTTAAGCCTGGCGGACGTGTTATTCCTCATGCAGATTTTGGGATGTATTCTGATCATTTTGAACGATTCCATTTAGTCATTACTTCAGAGCCCGGAAATAGATTCTTTGTCGAAGATAAAAATGGGTGGTGTGAATCCTACGGAATGCACCCTGGAGAATTCTTTTGGTTTAACCATAAAGAAAATCACTGGGCTGTAAATCAATCTTTAGTTCCTAGAATCCATCTCATTATGGATTGCGTTGCTCCAAAGTATCGGAGGGAACGTGCAGTTTAAACGTGAGACTTTAGCTGAGTGCCAAAAAGAAATTCAGCCAGTGCTAAGGCATGAACACTGGGAAGAAGTTGGGCACTACAGAGACATTCCCATTGATATGCAATGGGATAAATACGAGATGCTTGAGGAGGCCGGAAAGCTTCGTTGCTACACCATAAGAGATGTTGCAAATGAAGAGTTTCAAGAAACTGTTTTGATCGGCTACGCTTTTTTCATCGTCGATCAACACCTCCACTACAAAAACACCCTCGTTGCCTCACAAGATATTTTATACGTTAGAAAGCCTTATCGCGGAGGCACCGGCAAACACTTTCTAAAATGGTGTGATGAAGATCTTAAAAAAGAAGGCGTTGTAACGGTCACCCATCACGCGAAAACTTATTTTGAATATGGAAACTTGTTTAAAGATTTGGGTTACGAACAGGCCGAAATCATATGGGCCAGGAGGCTAGATTAAATGGGATTCGCAATAGCAGGAGCAGCGGTAGCCGGGGCAGCAATGAGCTCATCTGCATCTCAGAATGCCGCTAACACAGCAGCAGGAGCTGCGGGGCAATCACTTGGTGAATCAGAATCTATTTGGGCGTCGAATGCAAGAATGTTGGCTCCTTATTATAATTCTGGAACTCAAAACTTAAACACCCTTAATTCTATGATGCCAAGCCTTACACAAAATTTTAGCGCTCAACAATATCAACAGAGCCCTGGTTATGCGTGGCAGTTACAACAAGGTCAAAATGCAGTTCAAGCAAGTGCCGCGGCTAAAGGAATGCTTAACTCAACAGGCACTCAGCAAAATCTTATGAGTTACTCTCAAGGTTTAGCAAATCAGGATTATCAGCAAGCGCTTCAAAACTACATGGCTCAAAATCAACAGACCTACAACATGTATAACAATCTAAGCCAGCAAGGGCAAAACGCCGCTATTCAACAAGGCTCAACAGGCGCTCAACTTGCCAACACGATGTCAAACTCGATAATGGCTGGTGGCAATGCCCAAGCAGCAGGAATAATGGGCCAAGCAAGCGCAATCAATAACGGTCTAACTGGCGTTGGGAATGCTTACAGTAACCAACAAACGATGAACCAGTTTCAGCAGATGTATCAAAACCAAAATCAGGCAGCCTGGCAGAAGACATACGCGCAAAATAATCAGCAGCTTAATAATCTTCCACAATTAACTATGCCGGAGGACTGATATGGCAGACATTGATTCAGTAATCGCATCGGGCGGAACTCCAGTTCAAATTACAAGCCCTGTAGACAACATGGTTAAAGCCATGACTATGCAAGACTTGTATTTGAATAACCAATCAAAGCAAATGCAAAACAAAGTGGCTCAGCAACAGTTTTCGGATAACGAAGCTGTAAGGTCTGCCATTCAGCACAATACTTCTGTTGATCCAGATACTGGAAATATCAAACAAGATAGCAATGGAATATTACAAGAACTTGGAAAAACTGCACCAACCCAAGTCATGCCTTACGCTCAACAAGTGGCACAACAACAAGCCGCTGTAAAACAGATGAAGGTTAAAGCGGAAACGGAAAGGCTCGGATTTTTGGGCCAACTATTAGGCGGAGTTCAAAATCAACAGGATTACGACCAAGCTATTAAAACTTACGGGGCTGCGGGATACGACACGAGTCAAGTGCCAACTACTTTTGATCCTCAGCAAGTAAAGCTTCAACAGGGGCGAGCTTTGAATGCCAAAGATCAAATCGAAGCCGAACAAAAAGCAAGAGACATGGGCATTAGAGAACAAGAAGCCAAAATCAAAGCGGCGCAATTTGGCCAAGAAATAACAAAGACCAAAGCGCAGCAACTCCAAGAAACTTTATCAGCCCTGCAATCTGCACGTGGCAATCCCGCGGTTCAACAAGCTGAAAAAGACAGTTACTCAGCAAATAAGGTTCAAAGCCTCGCTAGTCAAGCTGTGGATCCAAAAACTGGAAAAGTTGACCTCAATAAACTCAGCCCTCAACAAGTGACCCTTCTTGCCCAAGAAACATTAAAAATGGCAAGTGGTGGGCAAGGGACGGAAGATGAGCTTAAACTTTTAACTCCTGGGTCAGCTAAGTACAAAATGGCAATGATGGCGCAAAACCTTAAAAATGCACCTCAAGATGCGAATGCAGGAGCCTACGCGCAACAACTTCTAAACTACGCTACTGCCATAGGAAATGATTCTAGGAATCTGTTGAAACAAAACTATCAAGGTGTAATTGAGTCGAAAAAACCTTACTTGCAATCGAGTGACTATAACAATTTAAACAAACAGTTTCTTGATCGAGTGAGCGGGAAGGTTGACCCGAGCTCTGACTGGGGAACAATCCCTACATCTCAAAGCAATAAAGACAAGGCACTTAACGGCCAGGCCGGAGCAACTGATACGGTAAAAGTCCAGCTTCCCGATGGTAGGACCGGAGTTATTCCAAAGGCTAATTTACAAAAAGCGGTTTCATTAGGAGCAAAAGTTTTGTCATGAGTAATTTTGACGATTTGGGATTTCAGTCAAATACCCCTAATAAGTCGAATGATAAATTCGCTGATGTTGGGTTTACCGAAACTCCAGCAAAACAATCAGATCCTAGTTGGCTTGACAAGTCTGTAATGGGAGTTACCCCTCGTGGACTTATTAAGGGAACTACTGCTCAGCTTCCTTATATCGGAATGGGTTTAGGCGGAGCGGCTGGAACTGCAGCGGATGTGGTCTCGGGCCCCGTAGGAACAATTGCAGGTGCAGGCTTTGGATATGCAGCCGGACAGAAAGTAAAAGACGCAATAAATAGTTATGTCGATGGTGGGAATATCGCTCAAGGAACAACTGCAAGTGGAATAGTGAATCAGTTTAAAACAGTTCCGAAAGACGTTGTTCAAGGGATGACTTACGACATGGGCGGGAAGCTCGTAGGAATCGGTGCAAATGCTGCAATAAATAGCAAGGCCGGACAATTCATCGGCCAAAAAATGAGTGACGTGGCTAGCGCTATCGGGAGCTCTACAACAGGGGTCCCGAGAGAAGTTCTTGAGACATACGCCTCAAACCCAGATGAAATAAATCAACTGGCAAAAGAGGCAAATTATAACCCTCAAACGTTGGCCGACAACTTAAGAGATAAGATAAACACCCAGATACAATCAAAACGGGCAGAGCTTTCCGATCAACTCTCTTCAGCCTTTCAGGCAAGGGCTGACCAAAAGGTTAGCGCTCAACCCATAATAGATGCCTTAAAGGCATCACAGTCTCAAATAAATGCAAAGCTAAGGCCTGCTGAGATTGATCAGGTCAATGATCTTTTAGGTGATGTGCAAAATGTTACTGATAAAGACGGTCAAATTGCCCTTCAAGATGCGCATGATCTAAAGGCTCTCCTTCAAGAAAAAGCAAAAGGGGCTTACGCTAAGGGCGGTCAAATTTTTACTCTTGGAACAAATGCATCAAGAGCCGCGAAAGCTGGTGGAGCAGTAGCAAGAAGCCTTGTTAATACAGCCGCTCCTGAAGTGGCTGCTGCAAATGATACTCTAGCTCAGCTTCACGATGTTGAAGAAGTCATGAACAGAAGCATGCTCGCTGAAGGAAAAACTGCATCTTCTTTATTCACGGCAGGCACTGGGGAGAACCCGGCAAACCAAGCAAACTTAAAAGAACTCGGCGATATTACAGGCCAGGATTTTCTTGGCGAGGCTAGGAAAATAGCAGCGGCAAGGCAATTTGGCAAAGCTCCCATCCTGCCCGTGGATTCTACTGGAAAATCTGTTGCTAGAATGGGCACCGCTACCGCTGCAGGTTATTTTTTGGGCGGACCAGCAGGCGCAGCAGTAGGCCAGGCAGCTTCGTCTCCCTTGGCGATAAAAGCAGGAATAAATGCAGCTTCTGCAGGGTCCCAAATGGTCAAGGGTCTTTATTCAACTGCTCCAGGAGCTTTCGGATCTCTTGGGAGTGATCTGGCATCACAATTTTCAGCTCCTGCTACCGATGAAATTATATCTAAAATCCCGCTGTCAAAAGTCGCGGGCCAACAGGATAATCAACCCCAAGTAAAGGGCTATGCGGATGGTGGGCAAATAACCGCCGACTCAACCCCTTCAACCAATACAAATACACCAACAAGCCCGATTAACCCTGATAAAGCAGCCCAAGTTCAAGCCTCCATGAGGAAAGCTTTTAAGTTTGCTAATGGCGGACAAATTCCTGGAACTCCTTTAAAGCCTGGAAATTCACCCAAAAACGATGATGTTTTGCTTTGGGGCTCTCCTGGAGAAATTATTATTCCGAACTCGATCACGCAATCTCCAAATGCACCAGAGCTAGCTAAGCAATTTGTTAAAAACATTCAAAAGGGTAACAAATGAATCAATCCAATCGAGACCTTAAAGGTATGGATAAGTGGGCTCTAGATGGTTTTCACAATCTTAGAAATCACGTAGGCGATGACGACAGATCTCTTTTAGAAAATAACCAAGACAAGCTTCTTCTCATTCCAAAAGCAAAGAAGCTTTTAATAACTGCCAGTAGCTTTGACCCCGGAACTAAGCAATTAGACGATGTGATGGGGTATCTTAAAAACACTTTGAACGCTGATTCTGGGGGCAAATAATGGCACAACTAGCGCCGTGGATTAAAGCGCAGTTTTTTGACGTGAATGGTATTAACCCTCTTAGTGGAGGTCAGGTTCAAACATATCAAGCAGGAACCACAACTCCCCAGGCAACATTTACTGATGCAACGGGCTCCACTCCAAATGCAAATCCTGTGATCTTAGATTCTTCGGGACGAGCCAACATTTGGCTATCCACTGCAAGTTATAAGTTTGTCGTAATGGATGCTTCCAGTAACGTTTTATACACCGAAGACAATGTGACGGCTCCGAGCCCAACAGGGTTTACCACACTAACGATTCCCTATGCCTCGGTTCAAGCCTCATCATTAACAAATCCAGTGCCCTTGTTTATTTTGCCGCCACTTGGAATCTTGAAAAATATTTGCGTCAAACACTCAACACAGTTTAGCGGCGGGGCGATATCAGATGTTGTGGTTCAAGTTGGGACCTCAACGAACTATCAACAGTTCATTGAGAACTTTGATGTGTTTCAAGGAACTGGCGACACGGTTTACGACAATGAGTCGCTAAATTATATAGGCTCTTTTGTTAACTCCACTCAAATTTATGCAAACTTTGTTTCGGTGGGTGCAAATTTAAGTTCTTTAACCCAAGGTTCACTGACAATTTACTATGAAACTGGAACGCTATAAGCGGAGGATAAATTGAAAAATTTTAAATTCTTAGTCCTATTCAGTCTGTTATGTTTTTCAAGTTTATCTTTAGCCCAACAAGGGGCAGGCTATAATTATTTAAGACTTACCCCAACGTCCTTGCCCTCCAAATGTATTGCTGGAGATTTAAGAATTTCTAGCTCATATTCAACCCTCCAAGTTTGTTACCCTTCAAATTCTTGGAACCAAGTTGTAATGACTGGAACAAGCAGCCCTGCTACTGCTGGCGGTATCACCTACGGTATTGGGACCGGTCTTTCAACAACATCTGCTGGAACCTCAGGCTATTTCCTACAATCCTCTGGATCTGGAGCGCCAACATTTGTTCAAAATCCAGCAGTCACACAACAATATTGGACGGGTTTTCAAGCAGGATCTTGGTCAGGCACCCAGTGCTTTGGTTTTGGAACAAATTCGGGTGGGAATGCTCTTGCTTCAATTTTTTCAAATGGGCTAACGGTGACAGCGGCAAGCAGTAATAATTCTGGGATTACCTTTACCCCTGCATCAAGCACAGCGGTTTATCATGTCACTTTTGCCACCGATCTGCAGGTAGCGGCTGGCGGGGGGGTAACAAATATTCAACTCCTTGATACTTATCAAAACAAAAACTTTGCAAGCCAAGGGGTTCAATACGGAGGAAGTGGAACGACTTACGTTCCCGCTACGGTAAGCGGAATAGACGCTCCTGGTACAACTGGATCTGTAACAATTAACGCTCAATATTGTAACTTGGCCGGTTCAAGCTCTGGCTTTGGTACTTTCAATACAGGCGCCAGCACTCAATGGACGGTTATACAAATAAAATGACATTTTATAACCAACCCGTATTTTGGATTTTCTTAAGTACCTTCTTCGGAGGAATCTTCGGGACCATAAAGCTTTATTTCGTTTGGGAAGATCGAAATCATAAAAAGCAATTTGACCGAGACAATCTTCTTGAGGATAAAAAAGCAGGAAACCTTCAGACCTCAATCGACACAATCAACGGAGTTCTTCTTCGGCTTGAATCCACAATGAAAGACCTTGATTCAACCGTGCAAAAGCATGACGTGGCTCTTACTAAAATGGGTGAGATTTCTAAAGTTATAAATCTTCTACAGGCCAAACTCGAAACTATGACTGTAGAGCTTTCAAAAAGATACGAAGAATTTCAAAGGAAATTAACAAATGTGACTGTGAGTTTTCAGTCAACAATTGACCGGGTTGAAAATGTAGAAAAGAAAATCGAAGCTTTTGGAAAAGTAATAAAACTTTAAAAGGGGAAAACTTTATGAAATTATTAATTGCTCTTATCATTCTAGTTCCGACCATTCTTTTAGCTCAAGCGTCACCTGTTCCTGCACCAACTCCCGCAGCAGCAAATGGCCTCGTCACTTGGCTTGTCGCCAACTGGGGCATGATCTGCACTTTTTTACTGGCAATTTCTGAGGGCCTGGGATTCACGCAAGTCGGTGGGATTCTTAAGGGAGCCTTAAGTGTTTTAAAACAGCTTGGACAAAATACTCCAAGCACATGAGCGCTAAATTGACGGCCATCGTTGAAGCGGTTGGTTCGGCATTACTTGTTCTTTGGGGGATTTGGGTTGAGTGGAGGCTCCACTTAGCCCAGGCCCAAAACGAAATGTTAAGGCGAGAGTATAATGACAAGACGATTGAAGATGAGAATCATTCTTTGTCTGATGATGCACTTCGGGCAAAGCTTAACTCCGACGTGCGTAAAAGCTGATTTGCCTCAAGCCTTGAAGCCCGGAGCTCCTGGGGCTTTTTGGTGCACAGACAGGGCTGGAGCTGAAGAGGTAGCAACGGCATTTGATCAGAATGCTGATTGCCACTCGCAGCTTAAAAAAGAAGGCTCCGGCGGTATTGATGCTTTAACCGTTGTTATCGCAGTTATCACCGCGGCCCTTGGCGGTTACTTTATTGGAAAGTCTGAGAGATGAATTTAACTCTGAAGCGTGACAAATTTATTGCGGGCGGAATATTTGGAAGCCTTTTTTCAGGTGATAATTCACTTGTTCTTTGTACGCTTGAGCATGCTTACCAAGATGAATATGAATTCGTCCCGAAAATACCTATTGGCACCTTTGAATGTATTAGAGGCATACACCAGCTTGAGCCAACTGCAATAAGCCCCAAGCCTCAGCCCTTTGAGACGTTTGAAATAACGGGCATCGATGGCCACACAGGGATCCTCTTTCATACCGGAAATTTTAACGAGGATTCAAGTGGCTGTGTCCTGGTTGGTCTAGGAAGAAATGAAAAAATGATTATAAATTCAAGAGAAGCTTTTGAAAAATTTATGAAAGCCCAAGAGGGCTGTGATAACTTTACACTGACTGTCATATAGGGAGAACTTATGAAATTTTTAGTGCTTTTACTGTTACTGGCGTTGCCTCGAATCAGCTTCGGACAAGCGGCCTTTGCAGATCCAAAAACCTTTTCTGTAAGCTCTCCCATGCTTGGGTTTTCAGCTTACACAAACCCGACAGATGTTTGCACACTCTCGGGTGGAACAGATGGCACGCCTGGGTTTGTAACCCGAGTTACTAGGGTTAAAATTTCTGGTGTAGCAACAACAGGATCCACTCCGGCATTTTACTTGGTTAAAAGATCAAGCTTAGATCAGGGCTCAGGTGCATCTGTGGCAATGACAACACTTCCTTTTGATTCAAAAAAATATAAGGCTTATAGCACGGCTTCATATTGGGTTGGTACTCCAAGTCTCGGAACCCTTGTTTCTCAGGTAGATGCTCAATATGTAACTCTCCAAGCCTCCAGCGGTGCCGGTTCTGCTGTGCCAGGCTTTATTTATGACTACGGCCCAACAACCGGACTTGCTCCTATTAGGCTTTACAGTGGTGAGCAGCTTGCCGTGAATTTCAACAGCGCAACGATGCCCTCTGGAGCTAGTCTTTTTTGCCAGTTTTTTTGGAACGAAGGCGGACCCCAGTCAGCCCCTTAAGAACTTGACTCTGAAGAGAGACCTTGTTTAAGTCTCAAAGATAACCTCCCCTCCATGTTTAATGTGGGGGAGTTTCTTTGCCTTTTATTCTGCTGATATTATTTATTGGATTTACTGTTTATCCCAACTCGTTCAATAGGCTTCCAGAAGAGAATTTTTACGGGCTCATCTTTCTAAGTTCATACCTTGCTTTCACTCTAAGAAAAATTCACTGGAGTGTGGCTTTGGCATTTTTTATTTGTTCAATGTCTTCTCTTATAATTCACTATCATCCTCAAATTTACGCAAATCCTGTTCCTGATACTTGGGTGACTGGCATTGGAGACCACTTAAATAGCGCATTTGTTATTCTGCTTGTTTTGGCTTGGTTTGGGACCAAGATTACAGAAAGCGAGAATCTGCATTTAAAAGTAGTTTTCTCTTTTATGGCTGTGTTTGATGCCGTTTGGATAATTCTAAGATCAATCCTTTTTGATAAAACCCAAGCCTATGCAATGCTTTCAAACTCAGCCATAGACGCTAGTTTTCTATGCTGTTTTTTACCCCTCTTTTATCATTATGCCTCAAGGCCTTATTTGAAAAAACCCTCTAGAATTTTTAGTGCGTCTCTGGTTTTGATTTTGATCTCAGCCATTGTTTTAACGAGATCTTCAACAGGGTATGCGGGCATCGGGATAGCAACAGCAAGCTATCTGGTTTTTAGATATAGAACCAAGGGTCTCTTGTGGGCCCTGGGGCTTGGGCCCTTGGTGACTTTAGCTAGCTACCTTATTTTAGATAAAGAGCTCTTAAATCCTAACGGTAGATTTAGCATTTGGAAGATGTCTTATGACTTTATCTTGAGTGACACCAATAAATGGATAGGGTCTGGCCTTGGGACCTTTTGGTTTTGGGGCCCGCAAATTCAAATTCATAATCAGATGATTCTTCAGCCAACGTTTCAAGGGAAAATGGATCTCTTCACTTGGATGCATAACGATTGGCTACAGGTCTTTTTTGAACTGGGAATAGTTGGAGCTCTGTCGGTTGCAATTCTGTATTTTTATCTTTTGAGAGAATCCTGGAAATCAAAGTCGGTCTACTTTTGTGTGATCGTAACTTACGGCTTTATTGCCATAACTCAGATGCCCCTTAGGCTTTTTGTGTTTCAACTGCTAGGCGTTGTTTTGATTCGGGAGGCTTTTAAAAATGTCAAAGCTCAATGAATTCTTAATAACCTACCAGTCGTTAATAGATGCCATAAGTGCGGCTTACGAGAAGCATCAGGAAGCGCACATTGACTCCCTACTTTGGAACGCATTTGGGGGAGTTGTAGTCTTGATGATCTTTTTAGCCATGGGATATGTTAAGGTGATTGAGTTTCTGCAGTCAAAAAAAGGGGAGGGCTCTAAGAATGCCTAGCCCTGGAGTGCTAAGCGGCCCTCTCTGCAATTGATTATATTATTTCCCTTGAAAAGTTCAATTCTTATCTATCACCACATGCTCGGTGGGTTTTACTGAAGAACCGAAATCTCCAGCCAACCCGTATTGAGCTAACTTACCATCTTTTAAAATGGCCCAATATTCTCTTGTGGGTCTTACTCCATGTCCCCATGTCCAAAAAGTTCCCTCGTGAATATAGACAAGCGTTTCGATATTATCCCGAGCCTTTGTAGAGTCGGGAGTACCCATCACTTCGATGACTTCATTTTTGGTCATACCTAGATTGAGATGGTTCATCTTGGTTTCTGCTGAAGCGCAGCCGACCGATAAAAGCAGGGCAAAAGCAAGTAAAAATTTCATAGGTCCTCCAAACGTTCAAACTCTATTATACACTGTGTCGGAATCAAATTAAACAAACTTTAGCTACCTTGCGTTATAATCCATTTGACAGTCAATTTAAGATATGGGAGAAGGCATACCGCAAGCTCAAGGAAATAAGGGGAAGCGTGCGTTCCAAGCTAGGTACCGATCTGTCTACGCCAGAGGGTTGGGTTAATCATTTTTCAACATCAATGCAAGGCCTCATCGTGCATTTTTCGCCATTAACTTCCTCATCGCAGCCATTGACTCATCCGGAAGTTTCAAAGCTTGTAGCTCAGATAAATCAAGCGTTAAAAAGGCCCTCGCAGCAATTGCAGCAAAATCCTCCTTTGATTTTACTGCAAGACGCGCGAGCCACTCGGGCGGAATCTTTGAAAGCAGATCTCTGAGTTGTTCATTCTCTTTTTGAAATGTCGCAATTGCGTTTAGAAGCGACTCTACCGATGGGGTTAGGGCGCTCTGGGCCCCAAGAAGCACCGAAGAGCTTATACCTAACGCCTTAGCCAATATCTCTAGCGTCGATGATTTGGGCCATCGCTTACATGTTTCAATCTGCTTTATAGCTCCAAGGGAGAGGTTGGATGCCTCCGCTAGCTGTTCCTGGTTCCAGCCCTTACGCCTTCTAAGCTCCTTTAAATTTGAGGCTAATGCCAACCTTCGGCTCATATCCAAAGTATCCATAGTCAAAGAGTACATCTACAGACTGATTACTTTGAGACTCAGAATGTGTCTTTTTCTGTTGCATTAAGTAATCAAATCGTTTACTATTTAAGAATGAAGCGAAAACTAAACTCAGAGTTACTTAATGAATGGATCTCCACACACGGTGGACATATGGCAGAAGCCGAGATCCTGAAAGTTACCGGCTACTCCCTATCTACCCTTCAAAAGATGAAGGAAGGTTCGTATCCCAGTACGCCCGGCTTTGCAGAGCGGAGCGTATTGGTCGAACTCACCAAGATTGAAATGGACAAGCTCTTCCCCGAAGCGGGAGCCAAGGGTAGAGCTAGTTAACCTGACACACTACAGCAAATAGGCTGCAAAATATACGGTAATTGTTACACGGTAGCCCTGGAGGGCCCAAGCCATGAAAACAAATCTTGCTAAACAGGTTTTAGAAAAGCTTACCGAAAATTTGGGCCATAATCCTACCGCTGAAGAAACTGCTAAAGAACTTAACGGAGCAGGCTTCATGATTCTTGCTGATTCGATTTTAAACGAAGACAAAAAGCATTTGCACTTTGCTGATGATTTAGATTCAGAGCTCCAAATTGTAAAGATCCCCGAAATCAATGGGCTTGTGCGATGCGATGAATGCATGGATTACGACCACTGGGAATATGTTGACCATGATTATTCAGATCCTGAAGAATTCCAGAAAGAAGTGACATTTAAGTGTATGGCGAGAACCCACCTAACTGGTTATGCGGAGCCCGAATTCTGCGAAAACAATATCACGATCTATTTGGATGAAAACAATCAACCTGTCTTTCCGAAGGTGAGGAAGTAATATGCTTTGGTGCCCAAAGACGATTTGTGAAAAAGACGAAAAGGCCTCGTTTCCAAACTCTTATAAATACGTCACGAAGTACCCACATCCTTTCCCCTGGTTCTTGTATCGAACCTATCGAGGCGCTATCGAGCGGCTGGGATTTATAGATTGTGAAGGGTGCGAAAAATGGTTTCGAAAAGATCAAATGCACTCAAATGAATATTGTGAGCGTTGTCACGAACACAGATTTTGTGAGTGTGGTCAGCGACTAGAAGATGCATACGGCTCGCCGGGTGACGGCTTTTGCGTAAGGTGTAGGTGATGTATGAATAGTCAAAACAAAGCAAGTTCAGGGGTCACAAGCATTATGGAAAGTTTAGAGTTAATTGATAAGAATGCGGAGATAGTTGTTCTGCAACGAAATCTGCTCTTGCAAGCCGCACTGAATGTTATTGAAACGGCCAGAGGCCCCTTGTCGGGCTTACATAAATCAATAAATGATTTGCATGCTGCAATTCGAGTTGTATCAGGAATGGCCTCGGCTCTCCCTCCTTGGGAAGAACATAACTTTGGAGTTAAGGCCGAAAAGGTTTTTTGTGTCAAATGCGGAAGCGAGATTGATCCGCGAAAAAAAGAATGCAAATGCGACCTCTGCCAGGAAAAGGAGTAACAAAATGTCGAACGATATTATAGTTTCAGATCAAAGAAATTTAGCTGTGGAATTAACGAGCTCTGCAGTGTCGGCACTTTCAACTCAGCGAATTCAATTAAAAGAATTTATTCAAAATCAACTCGTTAAAGATGTTGATTATGGGATTATTCCAGGAACTCCAAAACCCACGCTGTACAAGCCCGGAGCAGAAAAGCTTGCCAACATTTTTCAGCTTGGATCAAGGATTTGCGATGTTCAAAAAGAAATTAGTTTTGAACCTCCTCAGTTTGCTATGTTCACGTACACCATTGAGATGTTTCATCTGCCTTCGGGGAAAATCATTTCTCAATGCCAGGGGTCAGCAAACTCCGAAGAAAAGAAATATAAAAAAGTTGGCATAGGAGATCTTCTAAACACTCTTCAAAAGATGGCTCAAAAAAGGGCTTATGTTGGAGCTGTTGTTATTGCTACCGGAGCTTCAGACTTTTTCACTCAAGACGTTGAGGACTTGCCAGCGGAAATGATTAGTAATGAAACCGGCGAACTTACTGATCGTTACATCGTTCAATACGGACGCTGTAAGGGTAAGCCGCTTTTTGAATGTGATAGAGCAAGCCTTAAGGGATACGTTGACTGGGCCCGAGATAAGACGGCTCCTAAAATGAAGGCTGATGCTGAAGTAGTTGAAGCCTATTTAAAAAATCCAGAGATATTTGAAAAACACGCGGGGTAAGAGGGAAAATGGAAGAATACTTCACCATTGAAGAGGCTTGCAAAAAATATAAAACTTCAGCAAGCGCTATCAAAAGAAAAATTGTTGCAGGGGCTTTGCCAGCATCGAAACCTTTCGGCAAGGTTTTAATAAAGCAAGCTGATCTAGAAAAACTTTTCAAGAAGACTTCTGTAGCATCTTGAAGCTTTTAGACATCCCCGGAAGGCCACACCTTAAGAAGCATCCTGTGACGGAAATTGTTTACGTACGCCTTTACCGCGAAGGTAAGGGTGAACTCTTTAAATCCCTTAAGACAAAAAATCAAAAAGAAGCACAAAAGATTGCTGACCTGATGATTCAAGACTTCTTAGGCCTTAAGCCAAAAGCTGTGATGGCCGAGTTGCTTGAGGATATCTGGCCCAAATGGCTTGCAACAAAAGACAACAAATCAAAAGCTACCCTTGATTCAATTGCCAACTCCTGGAGAAGGCTTAAGCCTTATATTGGATCGCTTTTCTCAAATGAGATCACTCCCATGATTTGGGAGCACTACGTAACGGCCATGAAACAGAAAGATCCCGAACAAAGGTTTTTTAACGATCGTAAGTGGTTTAAGATGTTTATCATTTGGCTTCATGAAAATGGGCTCATTGATAAACTCCCTAAACTTCGAAACCCAGACCCTACGAGATCCGATGTCGGTAAGTATATCACCGCGTCAGAATTTAAAGGCCTTCTCGATCATGCGAATCCCGATCTCCAGCTTCAAATGCTCATGGCCTATACCATGGGCATGAGGATAGGAGAGATCATGTTCTTGACCTGGGGTAGGGATAAGGAAAACACTTCGTTTGTTGATCTTGAAAAGAAAGTGATTCATCTCCACAAGAAAGACACAAAGATTCGGCAATCAAGAACCTTTGGGATCTCAGAGATGGTCTATCCAGAACTCGTTATTCGCCACAAGGCTAAGAGATCTGACGTTGTATGGCCCTCGCCTGTGGATCCAGAGAAATCTATCGGCAGACAAGGGAATAAGACGTCCTGGACCCTTTGCAGAAAGAACGCCGGGGTCAAATGTCGGTTCCATGATCTTAGACATACTTTTTTGACCAATGCCTTTAAAGCAGGCGAAGGAAAGATCGACTCGATGCTTATTTGCTCTTATGCCGGTCTTTCTATCGAGCAGGCTCAAGAGACTTATCTCCACTTTGACTTCGAGGATACGAGAGCTGTTAGCTCGTTAGTGACTCTATGATAAAAAGGGTCGGGGAAAATTCGGGAAGTATTCAAAATTGTCTAATAATTATACAGGATTTTTCATGCATGGCATGCAAGAGGTCGTCGGTTCAATCCCGATCAGCTCCACCAAATCTCTCAATAGAAATCAATCACTTACAGATATCCATCAACAAACTGTGGATAACCGTCATATTCAAATTAGGCCACAATGGTTCAATAAAATTCAGACATGGTCGGGGAAAATTCGGGGAAAGCGCTGGCTCGGATCTTTTGTCTCTCTCTTCGGATGCTTATTCAAAAATATTAAATCAAAGCAATAAAAAATCAAAGTCCAGTTTTTGCGGAGTAGCTCAGTTGATAGAGCGCCGAACTGTTAATTCGGATGTCGCAGGTTTGAGCCCTGCCTCTGCAGCCAGCGCTCAAGGTTTACATGCTCAAAACGCCTATACACAAATCTTGAGCAAGTTAATTAATTAGGGGCCCTGCTCAGTGGGAAGGCCGTCACCTGGTTAGTGGTGAGAGATAGGGTGAGCTAGCCCGTTAATCTAGAGGGTAGGGGAAGTGGAGATTACAATTATAGATTGGCAAAAATTCAACCCACGAACTGATAGTAAAAATCATACGTGGTTTAGATTTGAAAATGAATTCTATATCAAGACCTTCTCGTGGTCAGCCGAAGAGCAGAGGCTTTTTAGCTATCTATGCTGTTGTATGTCCAAAGCTAAAAAAGATAGTTTCTTTTTTGATTTGAATTTAGCTGTGGCACTTCTTAAAGTTAAAGCTTCTCAGATACAAAATAATCTTAAGACTTTATCAAAGTACGGTGTAGTAACAATAAGTAACTCAGAGTTACTTGAAGTTACTTCCAAAGTACTTGTCCCTACGATACGTACGAACGATACGAACGATACGAAACGAACTATTGATCAAAGCAAGTTTGATCTAGAGAGTTTGTATGCTTCTTATCCAAGAAAGATTGGAAAAAAGAAAGGGATCGAGAAGCTACGGTTATTAGTAAAAACCCAACAAGACTTTGATTTAATTAAAAAGGCTATTTCCAACTATTCGCAGTATTGCTCAAAGCACGTCACTGACTCCAAGTTCATCAAGCACTTTTCTACCTTCATGGTTTCTTGGGAAGATCACCTAGAACCCATAACTGAATTCAAGAATAATCACAAAGTAGACATCGGTGCCATCTTGGGGGATAGCGCATGACAAGAGAAGAATTTAACTCCCAAGCCGAAAGACTAAAGGCTACATGGCCAACTTCATTCCCAGATGAGAAAATTAAGCTCATATGGACTGCCACGTATCAACTAGAAATAAGTTGGTTTCGAAAACTTGTGACCGACATGATTGCAAACAACAGGCAAGCCCCACTTCCGGCCGAGTTTATCACCGCTGCAAATCAAAGGCATAAGCGCGAATACTTTGACGGGATCCCCACAAACGCCGAGAAAATTCATCCAAGTAAAAACTCAATCTTCTCAAAAGAAGATATTGCCGAAATATTTGGAATGATCAAAAAGCGAATGACCGGCGAGATAAGCTTTAAGGAGCTTGAGGAGTACGGAAAGATGATCGAGCTTGCCGTCAAAAACAAGAAAGACTGTGCTCTTTGTGTTGAGGGCGTGGTTTTCTCAGAACCCACTCAATATGCGTCCCCTACTGTTTCTAAGTGCACCTGCAGGCTTGGAAGCGGAAGGCAAGAAAACTGGCCCACATACCGAGGCAGTTACACATGACAAGAACACAGAAATTAAAAAGACAATTTAAAAATTTAGGAATTCGAGCTGAGGATTTAAATCAGCTTACATGGGACGGGATATTTACCGATGGCGAACAGCTCTTTGTTGAATTCGGAGGGGAATGCAGCAGGGGGAAACAACCAAAGAGATATCCTGTCCCGCCTTTTATTTTTGAAGCCTTGATGCAATTGCCAAGATCTTCAAGAAGGGTGTTTGGATCATGACTCCCGAGGGACGAGTTAAAAACAATATTCTAGCATGGTTAAGAGTTAAAAGAATATTTGCTTTTCCAGTTGATTCCGTTGGGATATTTGACCCGATTAAAAAAGTTTATCGAAAACGCCATAGCGAATTTCACATAAAAGGCGTTTCAGATATTTTAGGGATTTATAAAGGCAAACCTCTTGCGATTGAAGTTAAATCCAAAACTGGCAGCCTAACTCAAGAGCAGAAAGTTTTCTTGGGCTTGTTTAACGAGCTAGGCGGCATAGGGATTTGCGCTAGGTCAATCGACGATGTAGAGGCCCACTTAAAATGAGACGACTACTTGACCATTTATTTTTGCAAGCAATGTTTTGGGGAATGTTTTTCGGAGGCATGGCCATCCATGCGAGCTTGAAATGATTTTGTGCGTCGTCTTTGGTCGCGCCAAAGAGCTGAAACAAAACGGTTTCCTGACGGCTGGCCAATCCAGCACGCACTTTATTTTTCGGGGGGGGGTAAATTGATGCTCTCTCGTTCTGAAAGAAAGGTTGTTGACTTGCTCCTTCAAGGAAAAGCAAACAAAGAAATTTGTAACGAGCTAGGTGTGACTGAAAAAACGATTAAGTTTCATATCACAAATATCCTAGCCAAAGAAGAAGTGGGCACTCGATATGAGCTCATGGCTAAACTTAAGAATTCGTTTCTCGATGCGGAATCTCTACAAATAATGAAGGATATTATTCTTGGATCACCATGAACTGGCTCTGTAAACAAGACGAGGAAGACTATGAACAAGACAAAGCCATTAAGGAATGGATCGAGAATAATCCACAAGGACGAAATGTCGATTTTGAGTACAAATTTATCAGTAGCAAAGGGACTGCTCGCAACACTCTCGTTAGAGCATCCCTCTCTTTGGACCAACAAATTACGGATGATTCAAACGGAACATTTGCGGATCTTATTAAAGGAAGCGATGGACGAGATTTGTATTGCGGAGAAAGTCCTAGAGCAGATTCTTACATAGACGCGTACGTTACAAGTTTAGGCTTCGGGGAGGAGCTAAAGTTATGGGTGATAAAAATGTTGAAGTTATCGGTGAATCAAAGAAATTGGCATTGCGAGAAATCTCAGACCGATTCGGAGTGGTCGATACAGTTAGAGCCCTTCAAAGAATGATGAATGAGGTTACTAAAAAAGAAGTGACACCTGATTCGGTGAACGCGGCTTGCAATTGTGTTCAAAATTTAAACTTAACAATTAAGACGGCTATTCAGGCCGCAAAGTATTTAAGTGACAAGAGCTAATTGTCCCTCTTGTAGAAAAAGGCCAATTCAAAGGCACTTTAATTCTAAGTGGTGCCTTCCATGTGCGCTTGCGAAGCGGAAAAGACCTGCTTCAAATTTAACTAAAACTCAAATTCTAAAAGCTAAAAAATTAATCGGGAAAATGTCTAGAGAAGATATTGCAGTAAAACTTGGCGTCTCTCTCTCAAGTCTAAAACGGGCTTTCAGAGGGAAGAGATTGGCTTTTTACAACTATTGCTCTGCTAATCCAAGTCTCGTCAATGATGTGAATAAATACTACGAAACCCACACGCAAGAAGAAACAG